AAGCTTGAGGACAAGGCGGACAAGTGATCGTTGAGACCATCGTCGGGGCCCTGGTGCCGATAGGCGCCGAGGCGATAAAGCAGGTAGTCACAAAGTTCTCTGGTGGTGCGAGGCCGACAAGCGTCGCGGAGATTATCCAACTCGACCAGGCCGAGGTTTCAAAGCTCGAGGCCCTAGCCAAGTTGGATAATCCCTACGGAAGCCCAAGCCAGTGGGTGGTGGACCTCAGAGCGTCCAGCCGGTACATCGGAGCGCTGGGCGTCATCGCTGCGGGCATACTATCAATCTTCATTTCGGGGCTTGACCCTAAGGTGCAAACGATAGCGCTAGAGGCCGCGAACATAGCATTCGGGTTTTTGTTTGGAACGAGAATAACCGCGGGCTGGGCTAAGAGATGAACCTCTCGCCAAACTTTACATTGTCGGAGATGACGAAGAGCGAAACAGCCCTGCGTCACGGGATCGACAACACGCCGAACGAGGAGCAGATCCAGGCTCTCATGGCTCTCGCGCAGAACGTTCTGCAGCCCGTCCGTGATTCGTTTAAAAAGGGCGTCAAGGTTAACTCGGGCCTGCGCGTTCCTGCAGTCAACCAGGCAGTTGGTGGCAGCCCCACTTCGGACCACTGCAAGGGCCAGGCAGCGGACATCGAGATCCCCGGCGTGGCAAACCACGCACTGGCAAAGTGGATCGCGGACAACCTGAAATTTACGCAGGTCATACTGGAGTTCTACACGCAGGGCGTGCCAGACTCTGGATGGGTCCACGTATCCTACGACCCAAGCAATTTGAAGTGCCAGGCTCTTACCGCCGTCAAGAAGGACGGCAAGACCGTATACCTACCGGGCCTTGTGGCCTAGCTTTTTTGCATAAGTAGTATTAGATCCACCCAATTTTAGGAGACTCGAATGGACGGCTTTAAATCAAATCCCAAGATGAAATCAGACATCGCCTGCTACAAGGAGGGTGGATCGGTCTATTCTTCACGCAGCAAAGAAAAGGCTGAAGAGAAAAAGGACATCGTTAAAGACAAGAAAATGATCAAAAAGGCCGTGGGCCAGCACGAGTCTGCTAAGCACAAGGGCGAAGAGAAGACCGAGATCAAGCTCAAAAACGGCGGTCGCTCCAAAAAAGAGTGCGGTACGGCGCGCAAGTACAAAGCCGGTGGCGGCGTGTGCAACCCCATGAAGGACGGCGGCGCGATTGAGATGAAAAAGGGTAAGGACGACAAAAAGGCCATTGCCCAGACCAAAAAGACAAAGGCCGGCAAGGCCAACACACCCAGCGCAGCTACTGGCAAAAAGAAAGAGTCCCCCAAGACCGTTAACAAGCCTGCTGGCAAGACGATGACCGCGTCCATGATAGGCACCCTACCCGCAGCCCCCGAGGCCCCCAGCGCGGCCATGGACATGCCTATGGATCAGCCAATCGAGATGGCCGACGGCAGCCAGGTTCCCGGTCAGATGGGCATGTCCGACGTTGAAAGACAGGCGCTCATGCAGGCAATGGCTCAACAACAAGGCCGCCGTAGACGTCCGATGCCGGGTAACGCAGGCCTGGGACCAATTGGGCAACAGGCCCTGGCTACCGACCCAACCGCGGCTCCTATGGGGGCACAGCAGGCCGCCGGTGGCATACAGCCCATGAGCGCGCCCATGACCCCGACACAAGACATCATGCGTGGTCTGCAGGCCATTGGTCAGTACGCAGGCGGCGGGAGCGCTTGCTAATGCCAATCGAATCCAAAGCACAACAGCGCGCTATGTACGCGGCAGCGGCTGGCAAGTCAAACATTGGCATACCCAAAAAGGTAGGCAAAGAGTTTGTCTCCGCCGGCCCCGCAAAAAAGAACCTGCCAGAGCGAGCAAAATCTAACGTACCAAAGCGGACATCCGGACGCGGGAGATAAGTTGTGGCCTACTCTGGAACTACTAACCAGACCAAAATAAACGTTTCGCAGATGGTCGAGTACGCCTTTCGCGAGGCGGGAAAGACTGCGGAAGAGCAGACACCTGAGTATATCAACGCCGCCAAACAGGCGCTTTTTTATATTCTTCAGAACTCGTCCAACCGAGGCGTCAACCTCTGGATGCTTGAGAACAAACTGATTGGAACGGTAAAAGACCAGACAATCATCACGCTGCCGGAGGGCACCGTGGACGTTCGTAAGGCAAACTGGCGCTACATTATTACGCCGCAGATCACCGCCGCTTTGCCGGTCTCAAACCTCACAGCGCCCCTAGTGTTTGACCAGGACCTTGACACCTTCGGTACTTCGACCGTACCAAATAACTGGTTTGGCGTATCCTACAGCAGCCCAGAGCGTATCTTTCAGGTCGGGTTTAACTCGTACGGAAACGCCACCTACAACTTTGTATTTGAGACAAGTGAAGACGGCATCACCTGGACCCTGCGCCAGACGCTGCCGGAGGTGGTTCTTCAGGACCGCGAGTGGTACTACTTTACCGTAGAGCCAACACCCGGGTACACCTACCTGCGACTGCGTGAGACTGTGGCTTCTACGTTCTCGCTGCGAGCGATGACGTACACATACACACAGCAAGACATCCCACTGGCTCGACTAAACCGGGACGACTACTGGGATCTGCCAAACAAACAGTTCAACAGCGACCGATCGCTGCAGTACTGGTTTAACCGGCAGATTACGCCGCAGATGTACCTGTGGCCGATCCCCAACACGGACTTCCAGGTATTTCAGTTGATCATCGAAAAACAGGTGGAGGACGTTGGATCTCTTTCAAACGAGCTCTACATCCCCAACCGCTGGATCGCGGCAATACAAAAGCAGCTCTCACATCAAGTGGCGTTGCAGATTCCCGGTGTTGATTTAAACAGAATTCAATACCTAGAGCAGCAGGCCACGTTCTGGCTTGCCCAGGCTGAGGTTGAAGAGCGCGATAAGAGCGGCATCTTCCTCACGCCCAACGTATCCTATTACACGAGATAACAATGCCGGCATACGTAATGACCTACGACAGCCTGGTGGAAGACATCATCAGGTACTCCGAACGAGATGACACCTCGTTCGTAGATCAAATACCTCGACTGATTGCCATGGCCGAGCAAGAAATATCTGCACAGATAAAAACTCTGTGGGAGATGACCGTCGTTACAACCACGTTAATTACAGGCGACGGAACGCTAACCAAGCCGGCACGGTGGAGAAAGACAACGTCAATGAAGATCAGCGGCGAGCCGGTTTTAAAACGGTCGCAAGATTACGTTGCTCAAGTGCAGGCTGAATTTTCACAAGGAGTTCCAAAATATTATGCAGATTATGACTATAGTAACTGGGCTTTTGGGCCGATTCCGGACGATGATTACACAGTTGAAATCATTTATTACAACCTTGTACAACCGCTCGATTCAACGAATCAGCAAAATCTTATCACGCAAGTAGCGCCACAGGCGCTTTTGTTTGGCACCCTTTTGCAGGCCCAGGGGTATTTAAAATCGCCCGACAAGCTTCAGCTCTGGAAGGGGATGTACGACAACGCTATGCAGGCCCTAAAGGCAGAAAACGCCAGTAGAAACATTGACCGTAACACCAACATCATGGAGCCATAATGCCGACCTACGTTTCTCCATTTACGGGTGACGTAGTACAGCCTACCGACGTAAGCTACTACGAACTAACCTTTAGCTCCAACGCAGAGCTGACCTGGCCCGGCTTAACTGTCCCGGGTGGCACGACCATACCCGCGTCTCGAATTATGGAGTGCGTTGCGCAAAGCGCCGGTTTAGAAATTAGCCTGCCCCCTGGCAATCAGGGTGCCGTAGGTACGGACATTCTTTTTAGAAACCTCGGCGCCAACTCGTTTACGGTGGTGGACGCCAACGGAGGTCAGGGGCTAGTCCTTGCCGCGGGCGAGGCTAAGTACGTTTACTTAACCGACAACTCAACGGTTGCCGGCGTCTGGGGCAACGTAGCCTTCGGCGTTGGTACGTCGTTTGCTGACGCCGCCACCTTGGCGGGCAGTGGCTTGACCGACATCGTGGGCAAGCTTGCTACTAACACCCAAGTTATCCGAACCTCAAACAACATTACGTTTGTCGAGGCGGACCGTGGGCGGGCATACGTTTGGATTGGCGGAACAGGATCCGCTGCCCTACCTACCTTGGCATCCATCTACTCCGGCTGGTACGTAATTTTAAGAAACAACGGGACTGGAACAATATCGGTCAACCCGCCGGTCGGAAGAACGATCAACGGATTTAGCAGTCAAGACTTTTTGCCGACCGACTCGGCAATCATCGTCTGCGACTACTCGACGGGCAACTTTTTTACGGTAGGCCTGCCGAGACAGGTAGACGTGGCGTACACTGCTGCTACGTACGACGTTGACAGCATCCCAGGTAGCACGTTCGACCTGACCGCGTTCGCCCCCTCGATCCAGACATACCTGGCACTTAGCGGAACCCGCACAACCACGCTTACGGTTGAGCTGCCGGCAATTACGCAGATCTACGTAATTAGTAACGACACAAACCAGGCCGGCTACAACATTGAAGTAATAGTAACCGGCAGCATAATTGCGCCTATCATTTTGCCAACAGGAACCACGGCGCTTATTTTAACGGATGGCTCGGACGCATTCCTGTTATCCCAAGGCGCGACAACTTCGTTCTTTGCCGCCGACGGATCTGTATCTGCGCCAACGTTTACGTTTATTAACGACACTGGAACCGGGCTTTATTTAAATAGCACATTCGACATGCGCGTTGCCTCAAACGGCTTTGACATGTTAAATATTAACGCATCGAATCCTTTGGCGCTGAGTGTTAGCACCCCCGCAACCTTTACCGCCGCGCTTATATCTGGCGGCACCTTTTAATGGCCAATGAGCAACAGGCGTCAAGCCTCATCTACACCCTCGGAGTTGCGTCAGGGATCAAGCGAGACGGCACGGTCTTTGAGTCGCGAGAGTTTACCGATGGGGTTTGGACGCGTTTCCAACGAGGCGTCCCCGTCAAAATGGGCGGGTACCGTGAAATTTTTCAGGACAGGTACGGCGTTGCCCGCGGGATGATCATCAACGGATATGGCGGACAAAACTACATATTCACGGGCAACGAAGACACACTAAACGCATTTACTACCGACACCGTATTTGGTGCGGGCTCCGGCCCATCTCCGGCAAACATGCTGGTCGGGTACGCAGTTAAAACTTTAGTATCAAACACGTCTAGCACCTTTACCGTTGCGGGAGATCAAACAGCGCTTTACCCTAACGGCACAAAAGTGGTGTTTAACCAAACCCCTGGCGCGCAACAGTACACAGTTAGTGGGGCTACATTTGGTGGTGTAAACACCGTCGTATCATTTACGCCTACGTCTTTGGCGGGGGCTCCAACTAATGTCTGGGTTGCTAATGTCTACTACCAACCAGATCCGTTAAACACCTGGCAGTTTGATATGTTGTATAACCCGCAAGGCGGGGCGCTCCAGGTGCTTGCGCACGCCGGGTTAAACCTCGAAAACATTGACAACAATCGCGTGACGCCGGTATACGCCGGAAACATTATCCCAGGCGTTGGCGGAGAGTGGTACTTTGAGGCCTTGGCTGATACTGAGGGAATGAACGCAACAAACGCGCCGATTGAGGTAGACGGTGGCGTGTGCGTGTTGTACCCCTTTATTTTTGTGTACGGCTCTAATGGTTTCATTGCAAACAACCACGTCGAGGCTGTTTACGCAAACCAAAATTTTAAGGATTGGAACGGGACGCTTGCAAACCGCGTGAACATGGCCGCGGGTAAGAT